GGGCGGTGCGAAGCCCAGGTCGAACTTGTCGATCGACGCCGCGCTGATGCCGCGCGCTTCGATCGCCGCGCGGACGTCGGCCGCGCTCGCCAGCTGCTTGGCATACCAGTGCGCGGCCTGGTCCAGGACTGCCGCTGCCGACATCACCTGTTCGTCGCGCTTCGCCGCCTGGGGCGACGGCGCGGGCACGTCCATGCCGGCCGCCGCCGCCAGTTCCTTGACCGCGTCCATGAACGCCAGGCCTATGCCGTCGGTCAGCCAGCGAATGGCGTCGCCGTGTGCGCCGCAGCCGAAGCAATGGTAAAATTGCTTGTCGTCGTTGATCGTGAAGCTGGGGGTCTTTTCGTGGTGGAACGGGCAGCAGCCCTTGGCCTCGCCGCCCTTGCGGGTCAGCTTCACCGTCTTGCCGATCAGCGCCGACAGCGTCGTGCGCGACCGCAATTGGTCCAGGAATTCAACGGATAACGCCACTTTCCCCCCTGGTCCGGCTAGGTTGCCGGCGCGTCGGGCTGCCCAGCCGCCGCCCGCATTTGGTCGCGCACCCGTGCTGTGGTGGCGGTCAACTCGCGCGCGATCAGCCTAAAGGCGCGGGCGAGGCCGACCCCTTCGCCGGCCGACCAGTTATCGGATGACCCGCGCGTCTGGATGCGCTCGACCCCTGCGGTCGGCACGTCCGCTGGGCGCCAGATCGTCCCGCACCCATTCGGCCCGACGCATTTATGCGACGTGTGCGGCGGGTTGTCCCAGTCGTCGTCGGGGTCAGGCGCGTCGATGTGTTGCTGCCCGCATGCTGGGCAGAACAGCAGCATCGGAATCGGCGTCGCCAGCGCGGCATAGACCGGCTCGAGTTCCTCGCGCGCCGGTGTTCCGGGGACATGTTCGTCGATCAGCCGGCGCAGCTGCTGCAGCGGGGTCATTGCACGGCCTCGCTTTCGACCACGGGGGCGGCGCGCATGGCTCGCCTGGCTGCCGCATCCTTGGCTTCGACCAGGTCGGCCAGGGTCCACATCGCGTCTTCGTCGACGTCCATGACCGTGATTAGCGTCGCGTGTTCGGCGTCAGCGGCGCAGCGCATGTAAGACGCTTCCTCGAATCGTTCGTCGTCGGTCCCGACTGGCGCCGTGATGACGTTGTCGTCTTCGTCATCGGTTTCAGCGCGGCGATGCTGGGCGCTGATGCGACCGGCCGAACCCCGCAGGACGGCGAGCAGCGCCGCCGTGCCGTCTTCGCCATAGCGATAAGCGAAGCCCGAAGCGTTGCAAACGTCGCCACGGGCCACCTGGTCGGCTTCCCGCGCGATATAATCGACCGCGGCCCACAGGAAAGCGACGCGCCCGACGTCGCCGTCGATCGCACCGTGGACGAACACGCCGCAAAAATCCTCGCACGCGCGATACATGCCGCTGACTTCGGGCAAGGCGTCGGGTCGGGCGAAATGTTGCCTAGCTTGGTCCAACGCAATGCTGTTGGCCTTAAGCTTGGCAGCACCGTCGCCGGCCCAGGTCAGGCCGCCGCTGACCGCCTCGAGCGTCAGGATTCGCCCGATCGCGTCCATGATCGCGCATTGTCCCTCGCCGTTCATCACGACCCCCTGACTTCGCGCAGCTGCGCGACGCGGGTGCTGTTGCGCTCGACGTCCAGGCCGGCCCTGATCTGTGCGTCCAGTTCGTCGATCGCGGCGTCGATGCGCGCCGCCAGGTCGGCGTTAGCGACGCCGGCAGCAGGCGCCGGCACCTTCGCCAGCAACCGCGCCAGGCTCGGCACGCGCTCGAGCAGCCAAGGCAGCCCGAAGATTGTCGCCGCCGACCCGGCGAGCAGCCCGGCCACGAACCACAGCAAAGTCACAATCATGCGTCTTTCCTTCCCATGCGAATTCGGTCGATCGCCGCCCAGCACAGCGCCGCAGTGCGGGCGAGGCGCTTTTCGGCGGCGTCCAGGTTGCGGTCGGTGCCGGTGACCCCGATCGCCGACCGGGCGAGGCCGGCCATTTCCTGCGCGTCGGCGACCAACTGGTGGATGGGCAGCATTTCGTCGGTGTCGGGCGTGTGCCCATGCCGAACGATCTGCTCGACCCGCATGCGCACCGTGGCGCGCAGCGGTTCGCCGGTCACCGCGGCGACCAGCATGTCGGCAAAGGCGATCGGCGCGTCGGTCTGGCCCAGCGCCTGTGTCGCGGCATCCGCCGCCAACGCCTGCAATCCGGGTTCGCCAGCAGCGAACACGCCGGGCTGGGTTTCCAATCGTCCTTCAGCTTGCATTGGCTTCGCTCCCGGTGATTTCCTGCATCGCCAGCGGGTTCACCTTCCACGCCAGCGCGGTGAGTTCTTGCGGAGTCAGCTGCTTGCGCTTGCCGGTGACGGGGTCGGTCTGGCCGCTGACGAAGAACCGGCCCTTGCGCCCGCCATCGACGCTCGCGTCGAACACCACCCGGCCGCGCTTGCGCAGCGCCAGCTTGGCCTGTTCGATCGGGTCGGCGGCGCGCGCTTCGGCGCCGCGCCGTTCTTCGATCAGGTTCATGGCTGCGCGAACCGACTGGGCGATGCGGCCGCCGGTCGAGCGTGCGCTTTTGTCACCGTCCAATATGGCCTGCGCCTGGCGACCGATGCTGCGTCGCGCGGCCGCGCGCTGCAATTCGGACGTCAGGTCAGGCGACCGGCGCTGATAGGGTTGGCAGCGGCTGCAGCGACCCTTGTGGGGCGCGACGCACGCACCGGGCAACTGGCAATATTCGGCTCGCCTGCTGCCCTGCGGCGAGCCTTTCGGTTCGGCCTTGCTCCATTCGGGCAAGGGGGGCGACGCCAGCAGCGCTTCGATGCGCTCGACCTTGGGGCGTTTGGGCTGTGTGCCGCGCAGATGTTCACTGCCCGGGCGGCCGAACAGATGCTTGCCAACCCGCGTGCGCGACAGCCCGTGCCGGTCGCACCAGGCGGCTAGGCGGTTAGCCAGTTCGTCCCCGGTGGGCAGGCTGGGACGTGAAGGCGAAGGGGCGGCGCCGTTGGCCTGGCTATCCGCCCCCTCGCAACCGCCAGGCTGCGTGCCTGCGTCACCTGGCGGGGTCTTATTTTCACGGAACCGCCGGTCGCCCAGCGGCACGCGCCTTTCAGCCGGGGCGGCCCCTGGGCTGTTCAGCCAGGCTTCCGCCTTCAGCCGTGTCGCTTCGCGCACCGGGCGCGTCGCGATCTTCATGATGCTCATTTGCACCTGGTTGCCGAACACCGCGCGGCTGACCGCCGTCGCGTGCATACCGCGGCGCTGCCCTTCCTCGAGCAGCAGGCGATAAAGCTGCGGCCCCGTCGCCGCGATCGGGACGGTGCGACGGGGCCGGTCAGTCAGGTCAGGCGATAGCGCTTTCGCCCCACCAGCTTTCGCACTGTCGCCCGTCGCCGGCGCAGTAGCGCAGGTAATATTGCCGCTCGCCGGCGGCGTATTCGGCCCGTCCGATGACTTCGCCTTCCTCGCTGGACTTGGCGAGCCGGACAGTTTGTCCGATCGCGAATTTGAACCCGTCGCCCATGTTTCTTCCTTTCCCTGCTGTGTTTGGCGGGGTGGCCGCAACGTCCCCGCATCCAATCGGCCTTCGGTGATCAGGATTTCGATGCTGGCAATGACCTGCGCCTGGGTGAGGTCGAGCGTGCGCGCCATGTCGCCCAGCCGCAGCCGTTCGCCGGCGGGCACCTTGGCAATCTGGCGCAGCACGGCACCCAGCCACAGCCGGTTGGCCGCGGCGACGCCAGTCGGCATCGGTTGGCGGGCTGGGCCTACCGCAAAGGACGACCCCGGGGCGTTCATCGGCCGCGCCCGACCAGCAGCACGCTGACGGTCAGCACTTCGCCGATCGTGACGTCGACGTCGCGCACGACCTGCCGGCCGACGGCGATCAGCTTCAGGCTGGCGGCACTGCGGGCCAGTTCGTCGGCGCGAAGCCGCGCCTGACTGTCGGGCAGGTCATAGCTGATGGTGAGCCGGTGGCCGCCGCGCACCACCTTGGTCGCCTGGCTGCGCAGCAAGGTCGGACACCCCGGCGCGAACGCCCTGATCAGGAACGTCACCGCCGGCGACAGCGCATAGCGGCGGCGGCGAGCCGATTGGGGGGATGGGCGCGGCGCGATCATGCCGCGCGCTCCGTTGCCGCGAACTTGTCGACCTGGTTGCCCCACACGTCCCAGCCGTCGCGGCGGGTGCGGGCGAATAATTCCAGATAGGGGCCGGCCACCAAGCGTTCGATTCTGGCCGGAATGCAGTCTGGCTTCCGGCTATGCTCGCGACGCGGTTCGATGACGCCCATGCGCACGTCAGCGTGCAGGCGCTTCGGCTTACCCCGCGTTGCCAGTAGACACGGTTCGGAATTGGCGCGCGTCCAGTAGCCGAGTCCGACCTGAACGTCCGCATCTTCGCGAAACATGTCGGGCTGACGATTGTTCGCCTTCATCCAATCGAAGGCGCAGGTCTTATAATCGAACCCCCACGCGGCGATCGTGTCGAGCGCTTCCGGCAACAGCGGCCAGGTCGCCCACATGAACAGGACGCAATCTGGCGCTGCCAGGTCGGCGACCGGCAGGCACTGGATGTCAGTCGCTTCGGCCGTCAGATAATGTTTGTCAGCCGATCGGTCGCCCATCGGTGCCAGGCCAGCCCGCTGACCGCGGTATTTGCCCCAGCTTTCCCAACGCCACGGCGGGTCAGCGTAGATCACGCCATAATGGCCGCGCGGAAGGCCGGCGAAGGGGGCCGGCACCGGTGCAGCCAGGCCATTCACAGCGCACCCACGGCGCGCAGCAGGCGCAACTGACCAAAGTCATCGTCGGGCGAGCGCAACGGTTGCGGCGGTCCCAGCCGCTGGCGAAGGCGTCCCAGCCAGGTCATGCGGCCATACGCCGCGTGTCGTGCCGTCCGCCGCGGCCTGTCATCGGGATGCGCCAGCCTTGGTCGGCGCTCCGGCTGCCCTGGCCCATGCCGCGCCCGACACGGCGTTCGATCTGGATGCCCAGCGCGACCAGCGCCGACATGTGAACGCTGACGACATTGCGCCATGTCTCGGGCTGCAGGTCCGGGTTCGGCCACAGCACGTCCAATATGTCGTCAAGGCTGACGAACCGCTTCGGGTCGGTCAGCAACAGCAGCGCCAGCAGTTCGGCCATGGCCGGGGCAATGCGGCAGCGCAGACCGTCGATCGTGCAACGATTCCGGCAATATTCGTGCCAGGTCATGCTGACCCGCCGACGGATGACTGGGTGACGGCGCTTCACGCCACCACCCCGCGATTTTCCAGCTTGGTTCGCACCAGGTCGATCGCCGTGCCGACGGTTTGAGTGAAGGCGACTTCGTCATCCGAAAACCGCACCCCGAATTCTTCCTCGAGCGCGTGCGGCACGTTGATCAGGTCCAGGCTGTCGGCGCCCAGGTCGCGGCGGAAGTCCGCGCCGTCGGCCAGCCGCTTGATCGGGCAGGCGAGTTCGCGGGCAATGACGATGCGCGCGCGGCGGCCGATTTCGACGTCGGTCATCGCCTGCCCCCGGTTGGATTGGCAGGCCGATCAGAACCCGGCCCCGCCGTTTCGCAGCCGGTGGCGATGACCTTGACCACCCGGAACCGGGCGTCGCCGGGGACCGGCACGCACTTGCGGGTGATGAACCCGGCCGCGTCCAGTTTCTTCAGGCACCATTTGACCTGGTCGGGGGACAGGTCGGCGGCCTCGCCGATCTGCGCGTCACTGGGGCAGCGCCGGCCGTCCTGGGCGGCGTCCTGGACGACCAAAAGCACCGACATCATCATCGGGTCGCAGATGCGCGGGGTCACCACGCGCACCCGGTTGCGGCGCACGAAATAGTCGAACCCGCCGTCGTTGGCGCGGCGGTGATGCGGAATGACGTCGCCCGACGTCACCAGCGCCTGCACGCGGGCATAAGCCCCGCCACGGATTAAGTCGGGGCCGTGGCAATAAACGAAGGTGTCGCCGACCTGCGCCGTCTTCAGCCAGGCGTCGATGTCGGCTTCGGTGACGGTCCAGCTTTCCTGCGCCCGCCCCTGTGGCCCGCGGTTGGCGGGGATGGGGCCGCTATCGAAAGCCGCCCCAAACCCGAATGCCGATGCTGGTGAAAGTCCCCCCCGGGTCATGGTTTAGCTTTCCTCGAGCGCGCGGGCGGCGAGCGCGTCCAGCTGGGCCAGGCACTGCATCGCCTCGCCGATTTCGCGGCGCAGGTCGGTGCCAACGATTTCGGCGGCGGTGACGCCGTCGGGCAGGGCGTTCAGGACGCGCTGCTGAACGTCCTGGAATTCGGCGCCGGCGCGCGCCAGCGCGGCGCACCAGTCGACGTCGGCGGGCAAAGCGGCAGGCTTGGCGACCAGCAAATACCCGGCTTCAGAGGCGAGGAACCGCGTCACCAGCGGGTGGCCCAGCGTGCCGTGCGTCACGGCTTCCAGCGCCAGCACCGTGTCGATCGGCGCGAAGTCGGGCGTGTTGGGCAGGCCATAGGCCGACAGCCGCGGCTGCGACTTGCCGGTCACGCCTTCGGCTTCCTCTTGCCCGCCGGCGGCTTTCACCAGCGCCTTGGTCTGACGCTTGAGCGCCTGCAGCTGCGGCGGGTGCTGGACGGTGCGCAGGTCGGCGGACATTTAGGCGGCCGCCTTGTCAGCGCCAGCAGTCGAACAGCCCGGGCTGTCCGCTGACGACGCTTTCGACCCGTTCGTCGGCGAACAGGTCGGCGAGATAAAAGGGGCGCCGTCGTGGGGGACCCCCTGGCCGCCCGACGCCGAACAAATATTTTCGCCGGCTTTAGTTGCCGACGGGGTCGTGTCGGCAGCGTTATGGTCCGTGCCATGAACTTCCACCGCTACCCCGTCGCCCGCCGTCTGCTGCTCGCCCGCTGGGCGCGCACCGACGACCGGCAGCTGCGCAACGATGTCCGGCGGCACGAAATCCTCGAGCCGCAGCAAGGTGCCGCGCTTGTCCCATGCCGCCGTGATGATCTTCGGCCAATGGTCCGAATGGATGGAGCCGCGGTTGCGCCACTGGCGCACGGTGACCCCGCTTTCGCCGATGTCGGCGGCCATGCTTTCCGCATTGCCGGCCCACACGTCGAAGATTTTGTCGAGATGTGACATGATGCCGCACGATACGCACTGTATCGCTGCTGTCAATACCCCACGTATCGCTACCGAACGTATTGTTGGGGATATGTCGAGCAGCCAACAAGCCGAACGCCTGCGCCAGGCGCGCATCGACGCCGGCTATGCGTCGGCGGCGGAAGCGGCGCAGCGCTTTGGATGGAACGAGTCCGCCTATCGCCACCACGAAAATGGCACCCGCGGCTTCGGCGCCGATGCAGCAAAACGCTATGGCCGCGCGTTCAAGGTTAAGCCGGGGTGGTTGCTCGGGTTAGAAACCGTTAATGTTGCAGGCGTTACGAACGCCGCCAATGCGGACCAGCTTGAAGTCAACGGCAGCGTTTGTGCCGGTGTCTGGCGTGAGTCGGAACACTGGAACGACGACCGACGGTTCGTGATCAACTTGCCCTCGCCCGTGCCCGGTGCCCAGCGCTTCGGCATGCTGGTCGAAGGCCATTCGATGGACCTGGTCTATGTCCCCGGCACGGTGCTGGATTGCGTGTCGATCTTTTCGAAGGCGGTGGACCCGAAGACCGGCGACGTCGTCATTGTCGAGCGCGCCCGCCCCGGAGGCTTACGCGAACTGACAGTCAAGGAATTTCGCGAGGAAGGCGGGCGCCAGCTGCTGGTGCCGCGATCGAGCCGCGCCGAGTTCACGGCCCTGGTCTATCCCGGCCCCGACGCCGAAGCCGACCCCGACACCCACGAAACCGTGCGCATCCTCGCCTTCGTCGTCGCGTCTTATCCGCCCAACGCGCTCGACCTGCTGGAACGCATGGGGCTGATCGACAGCGGCAACGGCCGCGCCGCCGACGCCGCCTGACCCAATGACCGCAGCCCGGCTAGGTTGGGTAGGATGGGCCGGCGCTGCGGTCCTGTTATGCGCCTGCGACAGCGCCGGCGTCCGCGCCGCGAAGGACGCCGATCACCGCGCCGCGATGGTCGAAATGAACGGCGGCACGACCGCCGACCAATGCGCCGCGCGCAAGGCCGCGGCGGACGCATGGCTGAACGCCTTGGACACACCCAATTATCAGCGCGCGAAGACCGCCGCCGACCTGGTGTGCAACCGCGCCCGGCTCGAATCGCTGGCGCTTTAGGGGCTGTCCGCACCGTAACACGCGCCGACCCTGCCGCGCCGGCGCTCACCCACGTTATTAAGATTTCACACCGCCGATACACGCTGTATTGACAGCCAAGCGATACAAGGCGTATTGACCGCTCCCGCTTAACAGGAGTGGGTTCCAATGCTTCAGACACCAGCACCTTTCCCATATCAGGGCAGTTATGCGCTGCTCGAGCATGAAGGCCGCACCCAACTGGTGCGCATCGTCATGCGCCGCGAAGGCGAAGTGGTCGTCAGCTTCCCGCTGCGCGACGGGGCCGGTGGCAACCTTCGGGTCGACCCCGCCAAGCTGATCGACGGCACCCCGCTGACCCAGGCCGAAGAACGCGAGTTCCACGACTTGGACCGGCTGATTGACGGCCGCACGTTCAGCGACCTTTCGAAGGCGTTGCGGGTCAAGGCCAAGCGCCGCACCGCGCTGAAGCATCGCCTGATCTGGTCGCGCTTCATGGCCCCCAAGGTCGCCGAAGCCGAACGGCTCGCCGCAGCGGGCACCGCCCGCAGCAAGGCGGCCTGACCATGCACGGCGAACTGGACATGTGCCCGTTCGAACGGCGCATCATCGGGGGCGGCGGCGCGGTGCTGCTGCGGGTCGACCGTGACCATGCCAAGCGCTGCGTCGAAGCGATTCGCCGCCGCAATCCGCCCGCCTGGTCGCTTCAGGGGGCCAGCTATCATGTCAGCGAGCGCAAGGCGCCGCGCCGACTGAAGGCTGTGGCGTGATGAACGCCCTGCGCTGGCTCGCGACGGGCATCACCGTCACCAGTGGCATCGGTGCCTGTGTCGCCGGGTTCGGCGACTGGGCCGACCAAGCGCTGGCGGCGCGGGCAGGGGGGTTCTTCCTGCTTGCGATTCTCGGCACGCTCGCCACCTGGGCGACGGTCGAAGTGTTCGTCGAGATTGCCAACGGCGGGCACAATGGCTGACGGCACCGCGATCGAATGGACCGACGCCACCTGGAACGTCGTCAACGGCTGCACCGTCCTAAGCCCCGGCTGCGCCAATTGCTATGCGATGGGCCTCGCCGCCACCCGGTTGAAAAACCACCCGTCGCGCGCCGGCCTCGCCCGCATGCACAACGGCCATGCCCAGTGGACCGGCCAGGTGCGCTTCAACGAAGCGGTGCTGCTCGACCCGCTGAAATGGCGCCGTCCGCGCCGCATTTTCGTCTGCGCGCACGGCGACCTATTCCACGACAGCGTGCCCGATGAATGGATTGACCAGGTATTCGCTGTCATGGCGCTCGCCCCCCAGCACAGCTTCCAAGTGCTGACCAAGCGCGCCGATCGCATGCGCGGCTATGTCGTCGGTGATGACCTGCCGTTCCTGCATGGCCGCCTGCAGCGCATCCAAGACGCCGCCTATCGTATAGCTATCAATCGCAGGGGGCAACGGGACGAAGCCGCCGGCATGGCAGCCAGGCAGCAATGCATCGATGCCCTGAAGCGCATCAGCGACCGGGAAAGTGCGGGTTTCGCGAACGTCTGGCTGGGCGTCAGCGTCGAAGATCAGCAGCGCGCCGACGAACGCATCCCGCACCTGCTGGCGGCGCCAGCAGCCGTGCGCTGGCTGTCGTGCGAACCGCTGCTGGGGCCGGTCAACCTTCGCGACGTCGCCTTCGACGGCACCACCGAATGCGACGCCTTGGCCGGCGAGCATATTTTTAGCGATCTGCCGCAAGGCCGGCGCATCGACTGGGTCGTGGCTGGCGGCGAAAGCGGCCACCGCGCACGACCGATGCACCCCGACTGGGTGCGCAGCCTGCGTGATCAATGCGCTGCCACCGGGGTGCCGTTCCTGTTCAAGCAATGGGGCGAGTGGGCGCCGGTCGACCCGCCAGCCAGCCAATGGGATTGCATGCCGGCCGTCAACGGCCGCGCCGGACGCATCACCATGTATTCCAACGGTGTTTCAAAACCGCGCGGGTTTTTCCCCGCCGGCGCGCGCAATACGGCGAACCTCGACCGCCTGGGCAAGAAAGAGGCCGGACGGCTGCTTGACGGCCAGCTGCACGACGGATTCCCGGCATGACCGCCGCCGACCTGGCCGTTGCTGCCCGTAGCGAAGCCGACCGGCGAGCGCGCAAATATCCGGCGCTGGTCGCGTCCGAAAAGCTGTCGGCCGACGAAGCGACGATCGACTATCAGGCGTGGCACGCGATCGCCGCTTGGCTGGAAACCGGCCAGTTCCGCACGACCGACCAGGGCGGCGCCAACTGCGCGACAATCGTCGGGTGGCCCGAAGCCGAAGCCGCCGCCGATCGCGCGCTGGCCGACGTCACCCGCAAGGCGCTGACCGCCACCGACGACGCCAAGCGCGACCGGCTGAACAGCCGCGGCGCGGCGCTCCGGGTCATCGCCGGCAAGGTCCGGCTGCACCGGCAGCTGGTCGAAAGCATTAACGCCGAATTCGCGGCCCGCCGCGAGTCGAAGGCGGCAGCGTGAAGCAATTCCCGCCCTTGCCAGATGCCGCGCAGCCGGTCGGCTTGCCCCCACGGGCTGCGCGGCGACCCGACTGGCCGCGGCTGATGAACGAAGCCGACGCGGCAGCCTATCTGTCGATCGGCACGACCAAGCTGCGCGAATCCGGCCCGGCGCCGAAGCGCTGGGACGGCCGCACCTTGTGGGACCGGCGCGACCTGGACCGGTTCGCCGATGCGCTCGCCGGGCAGCCGCTTGACGACGCCGACACGGCGGGGCAGTCGAAGGACGTCGAACGCAATTTCCTCGATCGGCGTTCGAAGCGGAAAGGGCAGGGCAATGGCTGACGGGCCTACGATCGGCGAGCTTAAGGCCGCCTGCGACGAAGCCGATGCGCGCGTCGATCGCGCCAGGTCGGCGCTGCTGGCGGCTCAAACGGAATTGGACGCCGCACGGCGTGCTTCGCGCGAAGCCGATGCCGCGCTGATCGCCGCCGAAACCCGGGCCGAACTGGCGCGCAGGTGACCGCCGACCCGCCGCGGCTGCCGTTCGTCAATGCCGTCAGCAACGGCAAGGGTGGCCGCTTCCATTATTTCCGCAGCAAGGAAACCGGCCACATCCGGCTGAAGGGCCAGCCGGGCACCGCAGAGTTTCACGGCAGCTACACCGCCGCCCTCGCGCTGCGCGAGCGCATCCGCAGCGCCCAGGCCGACGAAGACCAGTCGACCTTCACCTGGCTGGCTGATCGCTTCCTGGGCAGCGCAGAATTCGCCGCGCTCGCCGACGACACGCAAAAGGATTATCTGGCGATCGCCGCCGTGCTGAAGGCCGAACTGGGCGACCAGCCGTGGCGCTTCATCACCCGCGCCATGCTGAAGGCCGTGCGCGACGATTATGCCGACACCGCGCGCAAGGCCAACAAGCTGGCTGCACTCACGTCACGCATCTATGGCTGGGGCAACGAAGCCGACCTGGTCCCCGACGGCCTGAACCCCGCGATCGGCCTGAAAAAGCTGAAACGCAAGGGCGGAGCGAAGGAATACGTGCCTTGGTCCGACCCCGAACTGGGCTGGTATTGCGCCGCCGCACCCATGCACGCGCTAACCCCAGTGCTGATCGCGCTCTATACCGGCCAGCGGCGGAAGGATTGCCGACTGATGACCTGGCAGCAGGACCAGGGCACCATCATTCGGGTGCGCACAGCGAAGACCGGCGAACTGATCGACATGCCCTGCCACCCCGCGCTGCGCGCTCACCTGGACCTGGTGCGCAAGTCGGCGAAGGTGGTCAGCCTGACTGGGCCGATTTGCCTGTCCGACAAGGGCACCCCCTGGACGACCGACAACGCCATGTCGGGGGCCGTTCGGCGGGTCATCGAAGCGCACCCGCGAATCCCCAACAACCGCGGGCTGCACGGCGTTCGCTACGCCGCCGCAGGCCGCATGGAAGAGGGTGGCGCGACCGTGGCGGCGATCGAAGCCGTGCTGGGGCACCGCACGTTCCGCATGGCGATGAAATACGCCAGCGCCCGCCTGCGGGCCGCCCAGGGCATTGCGGCGATGAAAGGAAGCGACAATGGCTGACGACCCGACCTGCACCAACTGCGGGCGGCCCTATGGCGAGCATTCGCGATCGGCGCGGTTCGCTTACTGCCCGTCCGATTACAACGACGGCGACGACGACATGACGTTCAGCGACCTGCCGCCGGTTCGCCAGTCGCTGTTCGAACGCATGGCCACTGTCCAGCGCCTGTCGCCGCAGCCCGTGCCCAACTTCCGCCGGCGCTAATGGCTGTCGAAACCACCCTGATCTGCGACGGCTGCGGCAAACGCGTCGCCTCGAGCCGTGACGGGCTGCGCCATGCGAAGGCCGACGCGCATCTGAACCACGGCGCGGCGGTCACGCTGGGCGGCGGGGTTCGCTGCCGCGACTGCCGCAAGGCGGCTGCCTCGAGCGCCGGCGCGCCGATCGTCGGCCATTCGGTCGGGACCCAGCGCTAATGGCCTTGTCGTCGCCCGATGATCTGCCGCCGGCCGAAGTCGGGCGCGCCGGATTCGACCTACGGCTAAGCCCGCACCTGCAGTTCCCGAATTACATGGTCGCCCGCATGACCCACGCCGACGGCGGCGCCATGCTGATGGTCGATCTGGACCGCGACCAGGCGACCGAACTGCGCGACTGGCTGACCACTTGGCTAACCGCTTAATCCCGCAACCCGCCCGCCCCGACGGGCCTTGCGCGATGCGCTCGAGCCGGGCAAAGGCGGGCGCGAACGCAGCGCGAAACGAACGGGGAAAGTGAAAACCCGCACAGGTTAGAAGTGAAAACCCGGGGTCACCGCCGACCCGAAAAGCCTTGATTTCCAAGTGCATGGCCCGATGGCGGAGTGGTTACGCAGAGGACTGCAAATTCTCCCATAATGGCCGATTTCCGCCAGTGTTTTCACTTCCCGGCGGTGAAATCGACCGATGCCGCCCCATAGCAGCCCCGCCAAAGTGAAAACCACGACAGGCACAAAAAAAGGCGGCACCCGAAGGTGCCGCCCGTCCAGCAATGTTGTCGGCGGGCTTACTCGCCGCAGTCCCCGAACAGCTTTTCAACGTCCTTCGCTATGTGGCCTACCTGGCTGACGGCGTCGCGCAGCTGGGCTTCGGTCACGTCGAACTTATCGCACCAGTAGCGCACTTCCCACTGTTCGGTGAGACTGATGCGGTCGCGGTCGGGCTTGCCGCGCTTGGTCAGGTCATCGGCCATTGGTCGTTTTTCCTTCCGTTGACGGGGTCGGGTTCGCGGGCGGCGATCGCAGGCGCTGCCAGGCTTCGGTCTGTCGGGCATACCAGTCGCGCCAGGTCAGGACTTCGGCGCGGTCCAAGTCGGCCTGCTCGGCTCGACCGACCAGCCAGCGCCACGGCACCGCGGCTTGCGCATCATCGCTTATTCCGGCGCCCGGCACTGGGGTGACGTCGGTGCGCCGGTTTCCGCCAGGCAGCGCACTTGCGGCAGCATGGGGTCGTTGATCACCGGCCGCGCCAGGCTGACCGGCGGCGGCGGAAAGGCCGGGATGATCGCCGGGTCGGCAACCAATTGCGGCGGCAGCGCCTGGCCCGCGCAGGCGCAGGTCGCCAGCGTCAACAGCAATATGACGGTTCGTTGCATCGTTCTGGTCCTTCAGGGTGGTGCTGATCTGCGCCGACAGGGCTTCGGCCTTGCGTCGGACGTCATCGGCCTTCGCCCGCATCGCGTCGAAACGCGCCTGCCACTGGGCGTCACGGGCGGCGACAATGTCAGCGTCGTGCGCCTTCACTTGGCCGCGGTGCCACGACAGCGCGAAATGCCACGCGAGCGCGAGCGCGAGCGCATACCAGACCCATTTCGGCACCAACTTCAGGGCGCCGGGGATAGCGGTCAGCCAGGGCATCATTGCGGACTTCCTTCCTGCCACACCCAGGCGTCTTCGATGTCGACGTCGTCCAGGCTGGTTGCGAATTTTTTGCCGCGGCGTCCCTCTTGCGGGTCCAGCACGCGCGAGCCATCATAATAGACCAGGTGTCGACCATCCGGCCCTTGGTTCAGCGAAACAATCGACAGGAGCGCGCGGCGGCCCCACAGGAACTGGCGGAACACCTTGGGGTGCAACACGCCTGCGGCCCATCGAATCAGTGTGACAGACCGAAACTGCGGGCCTTCCGGGTTCGGCGCAGGATGATCTGGGTGCCGACCCAGATTTTCATAGTGAAAGCCCAGTGCTTCCAGCACGTAGCCGCAATTCGCCATACCCGATTTCGGGTGGAACTGACGGCAGCGCAGGCCAGCGGCGCGCACTTCCTCATAGGAACGACCGGTGAACATCGCGACCGCCGCGACGCCGCAGTCGCTGCGGCCTCGCTGCCTGATCAGCACTGGACGAACTGCCCATGATGCAGGAAGCCATGCCAAGTGCCAGTGTCGATCGACCCGGCGCCGGCAGCGCAAGTCGGCCCGTCTTTGTCGACGTGCAACGTGCCGTCTTCTGGCCGACCGTGCCGCACCCAGCACTTGTGCACGTTGTCGTCGGGCATTGTGCAGTTTCGCGCCCGGCTGTCGATCATCCAGTCGTGGCCGTCAGGGCAACGCGCGACCAGGCATCGGCCGTCTGGCCCCTGCCAGATCGGGTTGTCGCGCTCGACAAACCAGCTGGCATTCCAGACCGCCCCGGGCGGGGCGTCGCGCAGGGTCGTTTCCTCGCCCGTGTCGGCGCGACGATAAATGCGCTGCGTGAACAGCTGCCAGGTGTCAGCTTCGCAGAAGCGATAATCGCAGCTTTCGCATTTGACCGGCCAGCGGGGGTCTTCGCGCGGATGATCGCCGTCGCACGTCGTCGGTTCATCGCCGGCGCGTTCGCCGATCGGCACCATCGCCTGATGGTAACCGCTTGGGCACGGTGGATCGTCCCGCCGAACGTAGCGCCGCAGCGCCACCCGATAGCGATCGGTCGGCTCGAGAAAGAACACCGGCGTCGGCATCAGGTCAGCCCCTTCATGCAAATGGCGATTTCGCGCTCGCGCCTGGCCGCCAGCCCGCGCAGCACGCGCCCGCCAGCCCGGTTCCACATGCGGAATGCCTGGCACCCGCCCCGCCAGTCGCGGGCATTGAAGCGCCGCGCCGCCGTCGATCGGCAGAAAGCCGGCCAGCCGATGTTGTGAGTCAGCAGCACGGCCGCGGCGCGCTGCTGATCGCGGCCCGATTCGCCCAGCGCTGGCGCGCAGGCCAGGACGTGCCGCCCGGCTTCGACCAGCGCCGCCTCGAGCATCGCCATGCACTGCGCTTCGGTGAAGCGCTTGCCTGGGGTGATGCCCTTGCCGGTGATGCCGTCACAGGCGGTCGGAACCCCGACGACATCGCGATAAACGGCCAGGTAAAGCGGGCCACTGACGTGGCGGGCGGCGACCGAACCGTCGGGTTTCGCAATCACTTCGACCGTTCGCCCGCTTTCTTCGGCAGGCGTCTGGACGAACAGGATGCCGGCCGCGATCGCGCCGACCAGCGCCGTCAGTGTTGCGCCCAGGGGCTTGCCCCCGGGCGCGCTCGACCCCTGGCGCGGGGCTTCCTCTCGCCCGTCAGGCATTGCGGGGCGGCGCCTGCTTGATCGACCGCAGCGCCTGGACGATCACGCCCCACAGCGCGCCCAGGAGCGGCGCATAGGGCTTCAGATTGGCGGGCAGGAACGGCAGCAGGGCATTCACCACCGGAGTCAGCGACAGCGCATAAGTCGCGATCGCGGTGCCGATGATGTTCAGCCAGGTAGTCCACCAGCGCCACATGCAATTGACATCGTCGACCAGATGCGCCCGCAGGCGCTTAAGCAAAGCGGTCATGGTTGAAGGTTCCTTCGGTTATTGAGCCGGCGGGTCGCCCGGCTTCGGCCAGGCGATTGCGCGCAATTGTTCGATCAGACCGTCCATGCGTTCGTCGCACGCGCCGTCGGGCGCATAGATGTCGCGAATAGCGCGCTTGATTCCGGGGCCGCTGCGGCTGTCGATCGTGCCGTTCAGGCTGCGCTGCTGGCGTTCTTCGGGGGTCATGGTCATTGGGCCGCCTGGTCGATGCGAAGGGAATGGGCGCGGGCATCCTCGAGCAATTGTTGCGCCCGCTCGCGAATGTGGAGCATGGCCCCCGACGGGTCGGGCACCAGCTTGGCCAAGGCGATCAGCAGTTCGCACGCCGACGCGATCGCGCTTTCCCTGATCAGATGCTTGTCCAGCGCCTTGCGCAGCAGGTCGACCAGGTCTTCCAGGTCGCCAATGCGCGACGTCAGCCGTTGCAGTTCGCCGGCATCGCGGTCGGCGTCGATCTTTGCCCGCGCTTCCTCACGCTCGGCATCCCCGCGCAGCGCCCGCCACACCGCCTTTACAGGCCACGGGGTGCCGACGCCGATCAGCGCGCCCAGCGCCAGCGGCGCGAGCGTCGCCCACAGATTCGCCACTAGTGGTTCCTTTCGGGACAGGCGCCCCCGCGCGAGGGCGCTTTGCGTCGATGTTTAATTAATGTTAGTTTTGCATCCGCTCGAAAGGGGGAAGGGAGCGGGTGCGTTCAGACATTCAGTGCCTTCGCGGTATAGCCGTCCTCTTGGTCATGTTCGCCCATGCCTTCCCCGTCTTTCACGGCGCGATCGGTGTGGACATGTTCTTCGTCATTTCAGGGTTCCTGATGACGAAAATGATCACTGGCGACCTTGATCGGGATAAATTCACCTTCGGCAGCTTCTATCTGCGACGAGCGCGGCGGCTTCTGCCTGCTTCATTGGTCACGATCGGCGGCACACTGCTGATTGCGGCTTTCCTGCTCCCACAGCGAGCATGGCCCGACTTCGTTTGGCAACTCACCGGTGCGCTGACCTTCACCGCCAATTTCGTCGCCCAAAAGCAGCTGCTGCGCACTCACGTCATGCAGCCCCTGTCGCACTTCTGGTCGCTGTCCTTAGAGGAACAGTTCTATCTGGCCTTCCCCCTGCTGCTGCGCGTCACGCCACGGCGGTTTCGCTGGCACGCGATCTGTTTCCTGGCGGTCGAAAGTTTCGTCATAATGCTCGCGCTCGGGAACGGTTATTATCCGTTCTCACGGGCATGGGAACTGCTAGCCGGAAGCCTGGCCTACTTCGCACGCGACCAGCGGGCGGGCGCAACGGCCAAGTTCACCGCGCTGGCTTTGGTCGCGGCGGCGGTTGCCATTGATTCAATCCCCCTCGCCGTCGCCGCAACCGCCTTTATGTTGATTGGCGAAGACACTTGGCTGCGCTTTCGGCCCCTCGAGCGTGTCGGCGACTGGTCCTACTCACTCTATCTCGTGCACTGGCCGCTCATCGCGTTCGCGGTAATCAGTGCGCCTGGGCCACTGGCAACGATCGCGGCCGTCGCTGCAGCTTTCCCTCTGGCCGCTATCCAATATCGCTTTGTCGAACAGGCCCTACGCCGTGAACAATCGGCGCTGGCCCTGGGTGAAAGTGATTCCGGTCTTAGCAAATTTCTGCGTCCACGGCCCTGTCGCGCTGGTGTCCGACCAGATGAGGCCCAGCGACGTCGGATATTGCGTGTAGGACGCGTCGTTCCGCGCGGTCCAGTTTAATTGGTTGATATTCTTCGCATTGCTCGCGCCGAAATCGTAACCGATGAAGGCGTTGGTCCCCGTTCCGTTGCATGCCCATAGCGTAGTCGTGTCGGGCTTGTTGTCGAAGGCATTGGTTGCGGGCAATCCAGCGAACGCGCTATCGGCAATCGGCGTCCCCCCGTTGCAGATGTCGAAACCGACATTTGGCGTTTCGAACATCTCAATTTCGTGCGCGGCGACGTAGGCGCCGCCGCCATTCACCGCATTCGCCTTAGCTGCCCAGTAGCGATGCGCGACTTCGCCCCCAATGATCGGCCCGCCGATCGCTACTGTGCTGCCGGTGGCGTTGGTCGCCGTCACTTCGCACGTCAGCACCGCCCCGACGTCGCCGGCCTGAATCAGGAGGCTCGGGGAGGTCGCGCCGACAACGACAACCCCGTTCTTTTTCCATTGGTAGGCGATGCTCGTTGGCGCGTAGCACCAGGTTCCAGACGAACAAGTAACAGTTTGGCCAGCACTATGATCGTTGCCTGAAATGGCAGGATACTGCCCCCAGCAGATGACCGGCGCGGATGCGACGATTGAAAAGCTCTTCGTCTCATTCGTGGACCACGTGAGGTCGCCGCTTGCATAGAACCCATACCAGGTTCCATCACTGCCGTTCGTGGTGTCCACAGACCCTTCGGCCACAAACCGCGTCGGCATTTCTTCAGGCGTAGCGTTGCCAACCAACTCGACTGAGTCCGGCGTAACGGGTGACGAGTAGCCCCTTAAGCCGGCGTAGCAGGAGCCGTCCGTTCCGGTGCGGCTCCAGTTCGTCGCGCTACTATCATCGAAGGCCGCGCTGGCGGCACTATTGACCGACCCGCTGCCGCCTTCGAAGGCCGTCGTCCCGGTCTTGCCGATTTCACTGCCACCGAACTTAAAGTTGATCTCGACAAGTGAAGTTCGCGCGCTGCCAAACGGCCCCCAAAATTGGCCGTTGCGCAGGCTGCGCAAACGCAGCGCCGTGTATCCCGAAGGAGGGGGAGAACCGCCACCGCCAGCAATGGCACCACACTTCAGAAATGATAGCGGCCAGGTCGAGCGCAGCATCTAGCTGTCGTCCGCCAAGTTCATGGTCAGCTGCAGGACCACGCCGATCAGCAGCGCATCGCCCGTCAAAGTGTCGTTGGCGTGGGCCGCATTGCGGAACACCTGAAACACGACCAGGTCGCGGTCCGCCGGGCTGCCCGCGATCGTCATCGGGCTGGTCCAGGCCGAGTGGTGGACGTTGCCAGTGGCTTGCAACGCATCATCGACTTCCTGCGCCGTGCCGAACGCCGAGTCCAGTCCGTCGTTATCGGAAAAGGCGGCACCCTGGATGCCCCAGCGTGCGACCTGTGCTGCCGTGCCTGTTGCTGCCGCCCAAATGAATTTGGCGATGACGGTTCCTTCGTTCCACGACTTCGGCATCGGCACCGCGAATTGGGCATATTCGTTGGTCGCCGGGTCGAAATCGAGCGTGATCCGCATGACCTTGTTTGTCGCGGTTTCGCTGCTGCCGGCGGCGGCGCCGTTGGTGGTCCGCGGCGTCATGGCCGCAGCCATGATCGGCACGTCCTGAACGCCAATGCCCGGCCGCTCGAACGTCAGCGCCGTGGTTCCCACGGTGATGGTCGCATTGGTCGTGCATTGCCATTCGGTGTCGGCGCCGGCGGTGCCCTCGCTGACCTTCACCGTCGCGTTGACCAGTTTCGCGCCGGTGTCCGCATCAGTGGCACGGGTGAGGATGTATGGATGGGTGCCGTCGCCGACCTGCGTCACGACATAGATGCCGTTGTTCGCGGCGGTCGATTCGTTAGCCACCAGCAGCCGGTCGTTGGCGACCAGCGTCACGCCGTCCTGGGCGCCCAGCGCGCCGTTGGCGGTGGCGGTCAGCGTCGCGCCGATGCCGCTCGAGCCGTTGTTATAGGTGTTCGCGGCGAGCGCGGCGGTGGTCTTCGCCCTTACCGGTTGCTTCCACGATAGCGATGTGCCGGTGAATTCCTGGAACGCGCTGCCGCTGGTCGCGATCAGGAACCGGTCTTCGTCCTCAATCCAGAACGCCATGCCCTCGCGCACGTCGACGAAGGTCCACGTGCCGTTGACCAGGAAGGCGATGTCGCCATTGTGCCCCGCCCAGGCGCCGGAACCGGTCGCCTTGACCAGATAGGCCGACACCGTGCTGGGCGACCCCGGCGGCGCCGACAGGTCGCGGTCGGCGATCGACCAGAAGTTCGACGCCATGTCGAAATAGGCGCATTGCTCATTGCAATCGGTGCCCGGCGTTGCGGAATTGTCCGCGACCTGGGGTGCGCCCTGGCGTGGGGTGGTGGTCATACGCTGTCGATTTCCTTCGGTGTGTCAGGCAGCGAGCGCGAAGCCGCGGCCGACGGTGTCGCTGATCTGGTAGGCAACCAGGGCTGGCTTGGTCGTCTGGATGCTGCCGAAATCTTCGGTCTGCTGCGCGCCGGTGTAGGTAATGGTATTGCCGGCGGCGCTGATGTTTAGCGTCCGCACGACTGCGCCAAGGCCGTCCAGCACGTCGATCGAATAGGCTTCGACCACTTCCGACAGCGGAATCGGCGTGCCGTTCCAGCGCCCACCGATGCGCGTGCGGCGACGGACGGTGAAGGTCCAGTCGGCGCCGTCGAAGGAAGCGACAACGCGGGCCGGTGCATAGGGCATTAGCGTTTGCCCCTGATACGGCTCGAGCGCGATTGCCGGCGCCGCTTCGGGGTCGCGGCCGATCGTCTGCGCCTTGAAGCTGACCGCGCCCCCGACTTCATCCGCGCCTTGTTCCTCGCCTTCCAGGTCGGCCGCGACGACCCAGATGTCGCCCGCCTGGTGCAACCCGGTGGCCCACTCGGTGCCCCGGCGACCGCGCTTGAAGCCGGACAGCGTATAGCTGCCGTCGACGTTCAGCGTGGCGGTCGTGAAGTTGACATATTCCCAGCGGCCCGGCGCGCCGAACACCAGCAGGTTCAGGGCCGGGTCGGCGTTGACGTCGGCTTCGGTGGCGCTGGTCAGCGACCCCGACTGAAGCCGGACGGTCACGCTGTTGGCGCGGTCCCACAGCCAGGCGGTGGCGACGTCGCCCAGTGCGGTCGATGTCGTGCCCCAGGTCGCGGCGTCGGTGATCGTCGCCGCCAGTTCGTCATAGACCACCGCGTCGCCGCTGCCGCTGCCTTCGAAGATGACAGCGCCGGGAAAGCCCATCTGCGCATAGGCGCCAGCCCCCATGTAGAGCAAAGGCCGGATGTCGGCGTCGGCGTCGCCGCGCAGCGGGGCGTCGATCACGAACCCCCTGACCGGCGACGGCACCTGGATGACTTCGGGGTCGCGGTTCAGCGGCGGCCCTTCGGTCGCCGGGTTCAGCAGGGCGGCCGCGCGCTCGTCGCGGATGAGGGTGCATTCCATCCTGGTCATGCCGACGAAGGTCTGGCGGTCCAGCTTGCAGTTCCACAGGATGTCGTCCAGCGACAGGGTGACGATGTCCCCCGGCTCGAGCGCCACCAGCTGGGCGGTCAGCGCATTGTCGACCTTGGCCCGGCGGTTCCACAGCCCGCGCATGTAGCGGTCGGCCTTCTGCTGCGCGTCGTCCGGCACGGTGACGTAGGTCGTCAGGTCGATGACCGTGTCGCGCTGGGTATCGACTGCGTCAGCGGGCAGCGGCGACAGCACGTTGTTCACCTGCTGGTCGAAGCCGTTGTCGGCGAAATTGACGCGCAGGATTTTCGGCAGGTCGGTGTCCTGCGGCTCGGCCGTCTTGTAACGCGGCCCACCGCCGTCGCCGCGGGCGAAATCGACGCTGGAAATCCCCAGCACCGGGCTGCCGCCGCGCGGCAGGAAGTCGATCGTGAAGCCATGCGGGCGGGCGTCGACGTCGTGGATGTCGATCAGCGGTTCCAGCTGCGCCTTGCCGGACGCGCGGGTCCAGGAATAGCCGGTGATCGGGCTGGTCAGGCTCGACACGTCGAAATCGGTCATGCCCGCCTTGGTGCAAATCTTCGCGACGACGTCGCCGTCGGTGGCCGCCGCGCCCACAGCGCGGTCGAGATAGCGCCAGGTGATTTCGTCGCTGCCGAATTCGTGCGTCACCAGGCCGTCATTGACAAAGTCATAGCAGCCGCCGGTCATCGTCTGATGGAGCCAGTCGTCAGGGTTAACCGAGCGCAGCACTTCCAATGTGCGGGTGTTGATTTCGGTAAAGGCCAGCCACAGGCGATCGGCGCCGGGGCGCACCGAATTGAAGGCCGGCCCTACATAGGCTGGCGACACCGGCACCGATACCGGGCCGGCAAGGATGGTCGTCGGGTCCTCGGCATCGAGCAGCAGAAGGTCGCCGTTCTGATAGACCAGGATTCCGCCGTCGCCGTTCCACATCCCCCACGCTTGCCCGCCGGCGGTCATGTGCGCCCCTGCCGGCGCCAGAATGTTGGGTTCGATCTGCGCGACGTTCAGATTATCTTCGCTGATCGCATCGACCCCGACCGCCCAGGCGCTGCCGTTCGGACCTTCGAAAAAGTGGGTTGCCGGAAATCCCAACACCACCGCGACGACCGATGGTTCGCCCGACGACCCAGTCCCGGGGATTCCGTAATAGGTTTCGTTGTTCGTGACCGGATAAAAGAAGGGGGTTCCCGACACGCAACGGAAGCCCGGGGTGTAAATGTCGAAGCCGCTGGGCGTGGTGTTCGTGCCGCCGCTGCCGTCGGGGCCATAGAGCCACAGTTGATGCGATTCCGGGGTGAAGCCGCCGCCCAGCGCATAGAGTCCGCCGGAAAAGGCGCTGATGCACTCAAACCCTGAAGTGCGCTCGACTTTATTGATCAGGGTGCGGGTCGCCGTGTCCCAAACGAACAAGGTCGACGTGTCTTGCTGATACATGAACAGGCCGTCAGGGCTGAATACCCCGTCAATGCCGCTGCCGGCCCCGTCGCGAATGTCGAACGGATAATGCGGTTCCGCCGCAGTCACCACCAGCACTTTGACGCTGGGGACGCGGTTGCCGAAGTTGTCGGTCGGCAATTCCTCGAAAAAGATGTGGGCTTCGCCGCGCGAGGCCGGGGCGCTGTTCGGGCCGAATTTGTGTTCGCAAAACTCGACATACCTGGGGTCGGGCAGCTGGTCTTCGGTGCCCAGGTAAATGCGCATGTTGTCGTGCGTCAGCTTCACCGGCGGCGAGTCGGCGTGATTGCCCGACAGGAAGGCCGCGATCGGCGACACCGGCCCCTTGCCGGTTCGGTCAAGGCACAGGCGTTCGTCCAGCCAGATTTTCAGCACCTTGTCGACCTGGCAGTCGCAAATCGTCGCGTCGAACGTCGCCAGGTAGGAATAGGTGGTCTGCTTGCCGCCCTTGCCCTTGCTGGTGTGCTTGACTTCCTTCAGGTCTTCGGCGTGCGTGATCGCACAGGTGAATATGCGGGCGCCGATGAAGTCGGGAATGGGCGTGCCGAAATCGGCGGTCGACACCTGGAGTTCCGACAGCCGGGGGCCGCGGGTGCGCTGCATCGCCTGCAGCCCGACCTGGGCCGCCTCGAGCGCGATCGTCGCGACCAGTTTGACGGCGAAGTTGATCGGCACGGTCCTAAGCTTCCTTCCAGCGCCAGATGCTGTGCAGCGGGTAGCGGTGCGTGATGACGTCCAGCGGCCGTTCGCGAACCGACGAATTGAACCCGGGCAGCGCGTGAACCGCCCGCCCGCCGCCGACGGCGATCGCCATGTGCCGGGGCTGACCCTCGTGCTTCAGCAGCAGGACGTCGCCCGGCTGCACGTCCCCGACCCGGTCAAACAGCACCGCCATGCCTTCCAGCAGCAGGTCCGCGGGCGCCCGGCGGTCGGCGCGATAGTGCGCGAATAGCGCATAAGTGCTGGCGGCTTCGGGGCGCCCCAGTTCGCGGGCGACGCCGGCCACCAACCCCTTGCAATCGCACCCGCCCGGCCCTTGCGCGCTCGGCTTCACCGATTGCCCCCATACGAACGGAGTGCCGACCCACGCCTGGGCTTCGGCGGCGACCTGGTCGCCGACCTTGACGGTCGCTCGCCGCTTGGTCACTTGCCGCCCTTGCCGCCGGCGCCGCCCTGTGCCGGAATCGCCGGCTTCAGCTTCGACTGGCCCGGCACTTCGGGGTGCCCGCGGAACCACAAAATGGCGCTGTGCGCCATGCACGCCGCGCGGGTGCGGGCGCAGCCGTCGCGCACCGTGAAGGTGTCGCCGACTTCGGCCAGGCTCACCAGCGGCCAGTAGAGCTTGATCAGGCCGCTGTCGTCCCAGCTGTCGATCGGCACCGCCCGCGTGCCGGCGTTGGCGCCGGTCAGCCCGGTCACCTGGCCGCGGTTGAAGAAATTGTCGGCATAGGTGCCGGTGTAGGACACCGTGAACTGCATCGCGCTGTCGACGTCGGTCACCGTCCCGGTGATTTCGGTCGGCACGGCGAAGCACTTGACCTGGTCGGCATAGTCGGCGTCGCACTGGTTTGAGATAATGCGCCCGGTTTCCTGGTTCAGCTTGTCGCGCTGGTCGCGGAATTCGGCGACGGCAGTGTCGCCTTCAACCCGCCATTCGCCGGCGTTGCCGCGCATCATGCGCCGGGGGCCGGCGGTGAGGTTGGCCCACACCACCTGGAACATGTGCGCTTCGCAATAATGGAACCGCCCGCCCAGCACCGCTTCGCGCGTGAACGGCCGCGGCGCCGGCGCGATCGGGAA